CAGGCCGTCAGCACGCGCAAGAGCATGGGGCGGCTGGTGGATATCCGCGCCAGGATCGCCGTCGTGGCAAAGCAGATCAACGCCACCCTGGGGCAGATCACGCCGCTCCTCCTCCGGGGCAGGGCGGGCCAGGTCACAAATTCCGCCGGACAACAACTCAACGCATTCAAGCTGCCCTACGGGGCCTTCCTCAACACGAACGACCAGCGAGAGTACCAGTTCCCGAGCCAGAACATCGAGACCGACAAGATCGTCCACTCCCTGAAGGCCGACCTCCAGGAAGCAGCGGCGGTCGTTGGGCTGGCCGACTTCACGATCTCCGGGGACTCGTCCCGATCGTTCAGTAACAGCATGATAAAGGAGGGTCCTATGGATCGTGCGGTCGGGCTGATGCAGGCCGACATGATCCAGGACGACATTGAGGTCTACACTCGCAACCTCGCCCTCCAGGTTCGGCACGGGGACCTGCCGCCCGACACCCTGGACCTCTTGCGGTACGACATCACTCCCCCGGGGGTTATCGCCCGCGACCGCCTGCCCAATACCCAGGCGGACGAAATCCTCGTTCGCAACGGGGCCATGTCGATCGAGACGATGGCGGCCCGCGCGAACCTCGACCCGGAAGACGAACAGGCACGGATCAAGCGGACTCCGTCACCCGCCCTTCAGAAGGCGAACGACCAGCCGAAGCAGGCCCCACTCAACACCAAGCCAACCAACCGTGGAGTGCCCCCCGGAAAGGAGCCGGGCCCACAGGTCAATCGTACCCAGGGCACCACCCAAGAGGTGGTCGAAGAGTCCGTCCGGATCACCCCGCCGACCCAGGAAGACTTCGCCATGGCCGCTACCGTACTCGGCGACGACTGGGTTGAACAAACAAGGATGGAAATCCTTGGCCTCCCGGTGACGGACGGGTGCCCGCGCGATATGGGGGTGCGAGCCGAATACCAGCCTGGGATTGAAGGCGTCTACCTGGGGACCGTGGCCGGCCGGCAGGTATGGGCCGTAGACCCCTCAGCCATAGCCCTGAAGCACAACACAGAATCCTTTGTGGTGGCGGGCAACAGTGAATACTGGCCGTTTCTCGTCCCTGATACCATCATTGCCGACTGGAGTCGGCGGACGAGCGACCTCTGGACGGTGATCTTCCATGAACTCGCCGAGGCAAAGTTGATGGCGGACGGGAAGTGGGCCTACGCCCGGGCGCACCGCATGGCCACCCATCTGGACCGTCAGTGGCTGAGGGCACTCCGTCCCGAGTTGCAAAATCCGTAAAAGCCCTATTGCAAAGTTGGGGCACTTCTGGTACAGTACCGCCATGGCGATGAAACCAGCCCAAGAAAGGAGTTGAACCATGAGGACCGTGTGGACGCTGCTGCTGGTTCTGGCGAGTACGTCCGCGTTCTCCGCCGACTGGAAAGCCGGACTGCCTCCCGCCGACAAAGTCTCCCAGTATCTCCAGGACGTGAGCGTCACGATTAAGGCGGGCGGCAGCGAGGGCTCCGGGGTGATCGTCACCCGATTGCTCGGCGCCGTGAAGACCAACTACGTCTGGACCGCCGCCCACGTTGTGGACGGGCTCCGGTCTACGGAGGCCGTGATCGACCCAGCCACGGGGACCAAGCGCGAAATCGTCAAGTTTCAGGACGCCCGGATTGTGAAGGAGCTTGTAGAGAGGGGGCGGCGTGTTGGCGAACTTGCCATGGACGCCCGGATTGTCCGGTACTCCAGAAAAGAAGACCTTGCCCTACTGCAAGTCCGGAAGACCGGCTTTGTGGATGCATCCGCGGTCTTCTATCTCGACGATCCGATTCCGCCAATCGGGTCCAAGCTGGTCCATGTCGGCAGCCTTCTCGGCCAAATGGGCGCGAACTCCATGACCAGCGGAATCCAGTCCCAGATCGGACGCATTCTGGAGCAGATCGAGTTTGACCAGACGACCGTGACTGCCTTCCCTGGCTCCAGCGGGGGAGGGGTGTTCCTGGAGAACGGCGCTTACATTGGGATGGTGGTGCGTGGCGCGGGCGAAGGCTTCAACCTCTGCGTACCGGTTCGCCGGATACGAAAATGGGCAGACCAAGCCGGCGTCTCATGGGCCGTGGATGCCGCAGTGCCGATGCCCCCGCAGGCCGACCTCGATAAGCTGCCGGTCGAAGATGTGGGCTCCAGATTCAGCGGGGCGGGAGCCAAAAGCTTCCCGACGCTCATCCGGACGACGGCCGCCGCCCTACCCCCCCTGATCCAATAAAGCCCCAAGGTGCAGCATGGATCGCCGGGTCTGTCTTGTCGAGGTCGCCAACAACTTCCTGGCCGCCTTCGAGGCGCTACTCCCGCAATCCCTCATTGTCACGGGACGCCAGGAACTACTGACCAGGAATGCCACTGTCCTGCGGCTGGAGGGGCCAACCCTCCCGGATTTTTGTGTCGCCCCACGGGACGGCGGTTCGTTCGCTTGGGTCGTTGCCTGTTTTGATTCTGGCGGCCAGATGCGGGTAATCCAGGTCCCGGGAGTCCACAACGGCTTCGTCGAACGCCTACTCGAATCCCCCCAAAACCTCAACTAACCCAGCCGGAGGCCCTATGCACGCAACCAAGCCAGCCGTCGAGCCCATCGGAAACCTGGTGTTCATTAAACGGAACCGGCCCGACGCCACAACCCCCGGAGGGATCGCCCTTCCCGACTACGCCAAGGAATCGCCGCAGTCCGGCGTGGTCGTCGCCGTCGGTCCCGGGATTCCACGCCCCGCCACGGACGGCGGGGAGGAATCCTATTACCCGATGCAGTGCAGGGTCGGCGACAAGGTCCTGCTTCCATGGCAGGTCAACGTCGTCCGGCTGAACCCTGCGGACGAGTCTAGCGAGCTTGTCGTCTGCCCCGAGACCAGCCTGCTCGCCATCCTGCGGTAGGACACTCATGCCGGACGCCATGGTACCAACAGCCACACTCGACCTGAGTACGGCCAACAGCAACGTCCTCGTGTTTGTGGCGAGGCGACTGCGAGAACTGGCCGTCGAGGCGCAGCAGCGCCGCGGATGCGGACACATCCGAATTGACGTACTGGTAGATAACGGCACCTTCAGTCGAGACATTCGCGTCAATCCCGACTGGAGAGAACGTCTGTAGGAACGCCAGCCCAAAGGGACGCTTATGAGCGCAGTGCCTGCGTCAACGTCCGAGATCAGAAACCTTGTGGTAGTCAGTGATCTCCATGTTGGGTGCCAGCTTGGGTTGTGCGGCCCACAAGGACACCAGATGGACGAGGGCGGTTGGTTTCGGCCATCTAGCCTGCAATCGACCCTTGCCGTCTGGTGGAATACCTTCTGGCGCGAGTGGGTGCCTGAGGTCTGCCGACGCGAACCCTTTGCCGTCTGTGTCAACGGCGACACCGTCGATGGACACCATCACAACGCGGTGACACAGTGGACGCACAACCTCCAAACCCAACGAGCGGCAGCGAGGGAGATTCTCGCACCGATCGTTGAACTGTGTGAGGGGCGGTTCTACATGATCCGTGGCACGGAGGCCCATGTCGGCCCCTCCGGCCAAGAGGAAGAGGAACTTGCGCGCTCGCTCGGCGCCATCCCGGACGAGGTCGGAAGGTTCGCCCGCTACGAACTCTGGGTGCGCGTCGGCCACGGCATGGTCCACCTCACCCACCACATCGGCACCACCGGCAGCATGCACTACGAAAGCACCGCGCCAATGCGAGAACTCGCGGAGGCTTATGTCGAGGCGGGCCGGTGGGGCGACGAAACACCCGACGTTGTTGTTCGCAGCCACCGCCACCGCAACGTCGAGGTGCGGGTGCAGACCCACAAGGGCTTCGCCACCTGCTGCACAACCCCAGGATGGCAACTCAAAACCCCGTTCGCTTACCGGATTGCTGGAGCCCGCCAAGCCATGCCCCAGATTGGCGGTACACTCGTGCGTTGTGGGGACGAAGACATCTACACGAGGCACAAGGTATGGAGTCTGAAACGCCCGACCGTGGAAACAATCCCGAGCCAACGATCCGACGCGACGAATGGCTCGCAGAGCTTGACCGCCTCTACAACGAGAGCATCACGAAGGGGGACGGTGAAGCCATGACACTCACCGAACTCTGCGGCACTAACAACCGCGCTCGCCCGTGGTGGCTCTCTAGGATGCGGCAAGCGCTGGCCAGCCGTCAATGGGAGTGCGTCCGCGTCTGCCGGACATCCATCTCCGGCAGCATCACCCACGTCCCCGCCTA